CTGATCGCCTCCTCCCAGGACTCGCCGAAGTCGCCCTGGCGGCGGCGGACCTTGGCCACGAGGCCGGTCTCGGTCGCTTTCAGGCTCTCGCCCGACGGGAACGAACCGGCCTGGCCGAGCAGGTAGTGGGGCGGCGTGCGGGTGGTCGATGCGATGTGCTGGACGCAGGCCTCGATCGCGGTGATGTAGGGGGCGAGGTCGGCGGCGTCGAGCTGGCCGAAGCGGACCTCCTTGTCGCGGGCCATGAGCATCCGGTCGTAGGCGAGCTTGAACGGCTGGACCGGCCGCCCGGTGTCGGGGTCGACCGGGATCTCCAGGCCCGTCACCCAGCGCTGCGGGAAGGCGGTGTACTCGGCCGAGACGAGCATGTCGCTCATCAGCAGGTTGAGCGCGTTCTGCATCGGCAGCATGGCCGCGATCTCGCTCTGGCCGCGGTTGGCGAGGTCGGGGTCGTTGACGAGCGGCACGACCGGCACGACACCGAGGGCGTGGGGGAGCGGCCAGGGCTCGCCCTCGACCGAGCGCGGCCGCCAGGCGTTCCCCGCGAGCTCGTACTTCTCGATCCGGTCAGGCAGGTACAGCGTCGCGAGCCGACGCCCGTCCGGCGTCGCCCAGCGCCGGAGCGCGGCGGCCCGGGCGAGCGCGTCGTCGTCGTCCCAGGCGACCGCGAACTGGTCGGCCACGTGGGCCCGGATGCGGGGGGAGCCGTCGGGCCCGGCGTCGACCGTGACCGGGCACCAGCCCTTGACGAGCGCCTCGCGATGGGCGCGCAGGTGCCAGGAGTCGAGCTGGTTGGCCTGCCAGAACGCCCACGCCTTGCGGTCGCCGGCGCCCCCGTCCACCCGGAAGCCGGTGACCGCCAGGCGCTCGTCGACTGCCTGGACGACAAGCCGGCAGAAGTTGTCGGAGAAGCCGGCCAGCCAGCGGGCGTACTCGCTGCGGTAGCCGGTCGACGCCGCCAGGAGCGCGACCGGCGGCTGGTGGCGGCCCTCGTAGTAGGCCTCCCAGGTCGCGTAGTCCGAGGCGCGGGCGTCGAGCTCGTCGCCGAGGCGCTCGAGCCAGGCGACGGAGGAGAGCTGGGTCGCCACGGCCGTCACCACGACGCGGCCACCGGGCCCGGGCGGACCTCGGCCGCGGCGTCCGCCATCGTCATCGCCGCGTGGTAGGCGAGGATGTCGGCGAGGCCACCGTCGATCTTGGCCCGGTCGTCGCCCTTGACCGGCACGACCGGCAGGCGGCCATCGCTGCCGGGCGCGGCGCCGCGCGGGTGGGCGGTGTGCATCGCCTTGACGTGGGCGGACACGACCGGGTCGCCGTCGTGCGTGTGGGCCCCGGTCGCCACCGCGGTGCGCCAGCGGTCGAACGCGGGCGCCATCTGGCGGGCCGAGTTGGTGTCGAACGGGACGACGAGGTCGTCCCCGTACAGGCGCTGCCAGCGCGTGATCTCGTCGCGCCAGAACGCGGCGTCCGGGCGCATGAGGCCGACCTCGAAGCGCGCGAACGCCTGCGCCACGGCGTCGTCGACCTGGTCGCGGGGGACCCGCCAGTCCTCGCCGGGGTGCGAGAGCGCCCAGGCGCGCATCGCGTCGCCGGTCGGGCGGACCCACGACCAGCCAGGCAGGCTGAACGAGTGCCCGTCGGGGGTGCAGGCGCGTAGGACGGTCGAGTCGAGCGACAGCGAACCGTCGAAGCCGAGGGCGACCCGCGTGCCGTCCGGCACCTCGACCGCCCGCTCGAGCGCGTCCCAGGCGCCGGGATCGACCGCCCGGGACCGGCCGGCCGACCGGACGTTGAAGTAGAAGCGCAGGATGTCGTCCCAGTCGTTCGCGGGGTCCGCGATCTCGGCCAGGATCCGCTCGACCGGCGCCCACCACGAGTCCCCGTACACCCACTCGAGCTCGGCCCGCAGCCGGTCGGCCGGCCAGTCCCGCTCTGGGACCTCGCGGGCGCGGCGGCAGACGTGGAGGACGCCCGGGACCGCAGCATCGCCGCTCTCCTCCGCGACGCTGCCCTGCCCGGTGACGGGGGCGTTCGTCGTCTCCCAGGTGCGGCCATCCATCTTTGCCGCGTTCCGCCGCAGGGCGGCCGCGAGCCGGACGCCGCCGTTGTCGCGGCGCCACAGGTGTGTCTCGTCGAGGACGGCGAAGGTCAGTCGGGCGCCCTCGCGGCTGCTGCTCTCGGCGGTGACGGGGCGCAGGTGGCCCGGTCTCCCGCCGGTGAGGTACATCCGGGTGCGGCCGGCATCAATGCCGAGCTCGCGGGCGGCCCGGCCGTCGTTGGCGCCGAGCATCTCGTACAGGGCGGCCCAGGTGTTGTCGGCCTGATCGAGGCTGACCGCGGCGACCTCGACGACCGGCCAGTGGACGGGCACGCCCACGGGCTCGCCGTCGTCGTCCCAGCCGCCGAAGCGCACGGGGCCCGCGAACTCCGCGAGCGCCACGGCGGCGAGCAGCGGGCTCTTGCCCCAGCCCTTTGCCATCTCGAGGCGAGCGCGGCGGTGGGTGAAGTCGCCGGTCACCGGGTCGAGCCGGTAGAAGGCGAGGACGATCCGGGCTTGCTCGTCGGTGAGGACGAGCTCGCGGCTGTGGTCGGACGGGCTGGGCAGGTGCGCTGTCATCCACTCGAGGACGCCCCAGCCGAGGGTCGGGTACTCACCCCGGCCCGACCAGCCCCGGACGAGCTCGGCCAGCGTCACGACGCGACCTCGCGCAGGTGCGCGTACCGGGAGGGGCGCGTCTCGGGCGCGGCCGTCGGCTGGCGGACGGGCTGGACGAGGCGGATGCCCATGCGCTGGCGGGCCGCGGGAGTGAGGCCGAGCTCGCCTTCGAGGCGTCCGATCGAGCCCTCGAGCTTGAGCGCGAGGTCGGCGAGCGGGTTGGCGCGGATCTGGCCGGTCGAGCCCTTGACCACGAGCGCCTTCCCGACCACCTCCATCGCCCGGGAGTGCTGGTCGTACATGGCGAACAGGCGCCCGATCGCCGGTAGGTCGACCGCCGCCGTGACGCCTGCCATCTCGGAGCGCCAGAACGCGCGCCAGGCCGCCCGGGTCTCGGGCCGCCACTCGGCGCGCGCCGGGGGGATCCGCGGCATCGCCGACTGGACTGCCGCCGGTTGGCGCCTAGCCTTGGCGCGGTGGCCCAGCAGCGTCTCGGGGTCCTTGGGCAGCGGCCCCCGCCTACCCATCGACGCGCTCCGCCTTCCGGCCGGTGAAGCGCTCCCAGCGCTCGACCGCGACCTGGACGTACTTGGGGTCGACCTCCATCGCCCAGCAGCGCCGGCCCATCTCCTCGGCGGCGACGATCGTGGTCCCGGAGCCCGAGAACGGCTCGTACACGTCGCCGAGGTGGTTGACGAGCGGCCGGCGCATGACCTCGGCCGGCTTCTGGGTCGGGTGGTCGAACTTCTCCTCGGCGCCGCCGGCCATCATCATCTTGGGCGACGCCGCCTCCCAAACCGTGGTCTGGAGGGTGTCGCCGATCCACTCCGCGGTCGCGCCGCGGCGGACGCCGTACCAGCACGGCTCGTGGCGGTAGTTGTAGTGGGTCCGGCTGATCACGCCGTAGGGCTTGACCCACACGATCGTCTGACGGTGCTCGAAGCCGATCCGCTCCATGCCCTGCGCGACCGGCAGCATGTTCCGGTCGGCGTGCCAGACGTAGGCGACCTCGAGGCTGGGCACGAGCTCGAACGCCTCGGACCAGTCGGCCCGCGTGTCGCCCGAGATGCTGGTCGTCGCGTGGTCCGCCTTCTTGCGGCCGCGCCCCTTCTCGATGTCGTAGGCGACCTGCATGTAGCTCTTCTCGGCCGGCGCCTTCGAGGTCATCAGGTCGTCGCGCCACTCCATGTGGAGCTCGACGCCGTACGGCGGGTCGGTGACCAGGAGGCGCGGCTTCGCGCCGGCAAGGAGCCGGTCGACGTCGGCCTGGCTCGTGGCGTCCCCGCACAGGATCCGGTGCGTGCCGAGGGCGAACAGGTCGCCTGGCTTCACCCAGGGCTCGGCCGCCGGCTCCGGGACGGCGTCCGGGTCGGTCAGGCCGGCCTTGGGCTCGCCGCCGGCGAGGTCGGCGAGGAGCGCGGCCAGCCCGTCGTCGTCGACCGCGACCTCGGCGAGCAGCGACCGGAGGCGCTCGTCGTCGGCCTCCGCCATGGCGCCGATCGGGTCGAGGGTGGCGAGGACGAGCGCCTCCTCCTCGGGCGAGAGGTCGACGTAGAGCACCGGGACCACCGGCTCGCTCCGGGACAGCGCCTCCTCGATGCGGGCGTGCCCGTCCACGACGTTGCCGGTGCGCCGGTTGACGATCACCTGCTGGACCCAGCCGACCGTGTCGAGCGCTCCGCGCAGGGCCTTGCGCTGGGCGGCCGGGTGGGTGCGCCAGTTCCGCGGGTTGGCGGCGAGCTGGTCGGGGGCCTCCTCTCCGCTGCCCAGGATCCGGTTGCGCCAGGTGCCGAGCGGGCGCGCGCCGGCCGCCATTACGCGCCCTCCTGAAAAACGCGGAAACCCGGGCGGACTTCGGATTGCCTGGCGCGGGTTAGCGCGGTCGCCGCGCTGTCCGATGGCCTACCCCACCCCCTGCGCTTCGCACGCTCGTTGCAGGAGCGGCACGCGGCGACCCAACCGCAGTCGGGCTGCCCGTCCACCACATGCGCCGCGACCATCGTCGTGGTCGTCACCCTCGCACCACACCCGTACCCGCAGGGCAGTGAGCCCCCCGCTTCGACGACCTGCTGCAGCAGCGCCCTGCGGGCCGTCTGGTGCAGGGCGTCGTAGCCGCGCGCCCGGCGGGAGGGGCGCCTGCGCTCGCACGGCCTGCACGGCGTACCCGACAGGACACGAGCAGGCGGGTGCCCGTTGTCGCAGGTGCGGATCACGCGCTGCCCCTGGTCGTCGCGCTCTTGACCGTGTCGTGCACGCCCATCGCGATCTGCGCGATCCCGAACCAGGCGAGGAACGCCGCGAACAGCGCGGCCGGGGTGAACACGCCGACCGAGACCACCGCGACGGTGACGAGCACCGCCGACAGCAGGAAGGCGATCGTGGGCTCGCGGTCGGCCTGGATCCACGGCCCGACGACGACCAGCTGCTTCGCGATCGCGATGAGGCCGGTGATGAGGGCGGCCGAGGCGGTGGCACCGGCGGCCGTGAGCACGACCGCGAAGGTGAGGTCCTCCATCTCCTCCTCCTACCTGACGAGCCGGGTGTAGCCGCGGGCGACCCAGCCGGTGCGGGTGCCGGCCTTCACCTCGAGCCAGTCGGTGCGGGTCACGCCGTTCACCGCGTACTTCCCGCCGTACTTCTCGAGGCGCGTGGTGGGCACGTCGCGCCCATGGGGCAGCGAGGCGACCCTGGCCGCCGCCGTCGTGGGGGCCCGCCGGACGTTGAGGCTGGGCCTTGCTGTGACGTCGACCGTGTGCGAGTACGGAATCGGGTGCTCGATCGCGTCGACCGCCTTCCAGGCGCCCGACAGGTGCGGGACGAGGTAGGCGGGCATCCAGCAGTCGCCGCCGACCCCCCAGTCCGCACCCCACGAATTGCGGAGACGCAGACCCCTGCCGTCCCAGCCGTAGGCGACGATCGCGTGCCCGCCGACCACTGTGTCGGGCCTGGGCAGGACGCCGGCGGCCGGGCGGAACCACGACCGGTACCAGGGGGTCGAGACGACGATCGGGCCGAGGTCGTAGATCGCGGCCTTGATCGTGACGAGGTCACGCGGGACGGCGTAGTAGGCCGCGATCTTGTGGTGGCCTGCGTCGCCGACGCCGACGACGGGATAGCCGGCCGACCGCATGCGCTCCATGGCGGCGCGGACGTACGCGCCCGCTGCGGTGCCGCCGATCGCGGTGAAGAACGCCGGCTCGTCGAAGTCGAAGAACCGCTCCTGGTCGCGGCGGTCCTGCCACGCCTTCATGGCCGACGAGGAGTAGGCGACGCACATCGGCGTGGTGTGCTGGTTGAGGACGGGCGGCATCCGCGGCGCGGCATACGACGCCGGCGGGGCAGCGGTCGGGGTCAGGCCCTCCGACGCGTACAGCGCCGACAGCGGGTAGTCGCGCTCGTCGGGCGGGTCAGGCAGGGCGCCGAGGCCGTACGTGGAGAGGTCGTCGGTCACGGGATGCCTCCGTTCATGGCACGGCCGACCGTGGCGAGGACCTGGAGCGCGACGGCCACGAGCGAGACGAGCGAGGCGCCGAGCGCCCAGCGCGCGAGGACCAGCGCCCCGTCGGCGCGGTTCTGCCAGGCGAGCATCCGGTCGAGGTCGCGGTCGTGCCCGTCGAGGCGGGCGTAGATGGAGTCGGCGCTCCGCTGCATGCTGGCCCGCCGCTCGACGCCGAGCGCCTGATCCTTGGCGATTGCGTCGACGGTGGTCTTGAGCCCCTTGATGTCCTCCCGCATCTCCATCAGCAGCTCGCGCTGCGTGAGGCCCATCGCGTCGTCGCTCACGGCCGCCCCGTCAGGCGGTGCCATCGCATCGCGAGCCGGGGTAGGGGAGGAAGCGCCGCCCGTTGCCCGGGGCGGCGTCGGGGGCGACCCAGATGGACAGTGCCGGTCGCCACGATCGAGTTGGGGCGGGACCCGCCGCGGGGGAGACGGCGGGTCCCAGCGTCCGGACCTCAGTCAGACGCACGCCCTCGCATGCCGTGTCGGATACCACGCGACGAGTGTCGGACCCCGCGACGCGGCGCGGGATCGGTCAGTTGACCGAGGGCGAACGGCTCCATCAACCCCGGTGGAGTTGGCTCAGCGGCGGCCTCGCGAAGGACCTTTCTAGGGCGATGTCCGCGCGAACTACATCCGGCTGAGGATGTCGTGCTTCTTGGCCTCGAACTCCTCCTCGGTGAGCACCCCTGACTGCCGGAGCTCGCCGAGCCGGGCCAGAAGGGTTGCTGGATCCGCGGCGGGTGCCTGCATCGGCACGTGCTGCGCTGCCGCATACCCTGCCCACATCTTCGAGAGCAGGAGGAGGATCTGCTGCGACTCCAGTACGGGATGGTGGAGCAGGACCTCGCCCGAGGTGGATGCAATGTGAACGCCTGTGTTGACGGAGGTCGTCGACAGGGCAGCGTTGAGGACGGAGGCGACAGCAATCCCCTTGACCGCGCTCTTGAGGCCGAAGCCACCACCGATGAAACCTGGGCTACTGGTCTGCTTGCCACCCGATGCCTCGAGGGCGGTCAGATCCGAGTACCGGACCGTGACCGCCTGGTGGCCGTCCGCCTCCTCGCGTGTCAGCACGGCCCTGTCCGCCAGAGCCACAATCGAGAGTCTCGATCCCGGTTCGAGGCCGTAGCCGCTTCCGCCGAGCACTAGGAATCCGCCCACGAGCGTGTACGGTGCACCGCCCGTGATTGACCGTGCGGCGAGGTTGGCGTGCCGCTGACCTGCATTGCCGGTCCGCCAGCCGCCCACGCCCGCTTCGGCGTTCGCGCGCCCGCAGAACTGACAGCTCCAGCTCTTGGTGGTCGCCTCCATGGTCACCTGGCTCACCAGTCCACATCCCGTGCAGAGGAGGAACTGCTGCGACGTGCCGCAGGACGGACAGCCCATTCCCTGAGCCGCGGCCGGCACAGTCAACGCCTTGCCGCACTTCTCGCACGCGAGCTGCACGGATCCGAGGTCGTCGGCAGCCGCCGAGGGCTCATCACGCTCGAAAGTCGCAACCATTCGACGCGGCGGTCTCGCGAGAAACATGTACGGCACCAGGATCACGCCGACGTAGAGCAGCAGCGACGCGAAGGCCAAGACCCACTGGCCGCCCGTCCACGCCCCACCCTCGTAGCGACAGGCAACCTCGCGGAAGCCGCGGTTCGCCAGGGCCTCGGCGTCCAGACGGTGGCGCTCGGCTACCGCGTACTCGGTACGACCCCGGTATGAGCGCGTCAGCGACCGCAATCCGGCCAGCGGCACCACAGGCCCAGTCGTACCTGGTGCCGGCCCGATGCCAGAACCCCAGGCCCCAATAGCCGATGCCGCCGCCTCCACAGAGCGCTCGTCCCGGCGTCGTAGCCAGTCGCGGAGGGCGGCAACCACGGCAAGCCCCAGCAGAACCATTGAAGCGAGGAAAAGGAGGGTCCCGATGACGATCAGCGGCGTAAGCGGGTCGTCCTTCTTCCACCCGCTTGCCGCTGAAAGAGCGAGTCCGACCACGGCCATGCCGAAGCCCGTGATCGCCAACCGGATCGTCTGGACGCTGATCGTCCGCGCCATTGGCGCCGACGCCATCGCGGATGGGCCCGTTGTCGTGCTGCCAGCCGCCATCGACGCCTTCCTCCTCTCCCGTGGTTCGACCAAGTATGGCCACGCTGCCACGGCCGGACAGGGTAGAAATGGACCGAATCGGGTGGCGCGTGTCGCTCGTTGGCGAGAGCACAGGTGGGCTAGGCGATGCGATCCAGGCCGGCCGGCGCGCGCTGATCCCCCATGACGACTTCGCAGCCGCGGATGTGCTGGGTACCGGAGCTCCTACTCCTCTCGCCCCGACCAGACTGACATCGGTACGTGGCGCCCAAGCCGCCATCCCAAACGCAGCCGCCGAGTTTGGCAAATGCCATTGCCACGGCCGGGCTGCTCACCTATGCTTGACTCATGACAGCGAGAGTCAAGCATCGACGCCGCGGCTACACGCGTGTCAGCGCGAAGCACCAGGTGACGCTCCCGATTGACGCCCTGCAGCAGGCCGGCATCCATACCGGTGACACCCTGCGCGCCGTGGTCCGCGGCCCGGGCGAGGTCCTGCTGGTCCGCGATGTTGATCCCCTGACCCAGTTCGCCGGCGCGCTGACCGGCGTGTACCCGGAGGGCGAGGTCGACCGGCTCCGCGACGAGTGGGACTGACCGTCCTCGACGCGGGCGTCATCATCGCGGTCCTCGACGCCGGCGACTTGCACCACGCCGCAGCTGTGGCGGCAATGACGGACGCGCGCGATCGGGGCGATGAGCTCGTCGTCCCGGTGTCCGCGTATGCCGAGTGCCTCGTCTCCCCGAGCCGCAGCGGACATGCGGCGGTCGCCGCGGTGGACCGCTTCCTCGATGCCCTGCCCGCGCGCGTCGAGCCGGCGACCCGGGCGATCGGGTCCACCGCCGCCTCACTCCGGGGCGCGCATGGACCCTCGCTCCGGCTGCCGGACGCCCTGGTGGTTGCCACGGCCATC